GTCTTTCCTATACTCCAGTATTCTATCACATATTACCAGAGTTTCAAGTGAGGTTTTCTTCCCCAAATAACTCTTTAAAATAGGAGGATGGCCCTGAGAACAATCAAAGACTTCATCTATCTTCTTATCCTCAAAGAGAGTATTAACTTCCTCCTTAAAAATATAAGATAATGATTGAACTTTCTTTTGCCACTCTTGATATCTTCCCTCTCCTTCCTTAATCATCTCCCCAATCCACATGGTTCCTGGATCAGTAGAGTATATGAAATTTGATACAAAAAAATCTACTATTTCCTTATCATCTTTCTGTCGTGCAAACTTTTCAAACCAAAACCTATCCTTTCTCTTATAAAAGGCAGCATTAGTTGCTCTAGTCTTACCACGATACTTATGATAATCATAATGATCTTTAGTAAAGTGATTCTTTAGAGCAAGATAACAACGATAGGCATCAGCTGGCATCATTTAAAAGGCATCATTTTTAACTGTTTTATCATCCCCTGCTGTTATATTAAATGCAAGAGTAATTCTTTCTTTATTAGCAGTCTGTGTTTCTACATGATGAAAAGTTGCAGCAGGAAACATCACCATCGTTCCATCCGCACCGTTATATCCACAACCATAATCATCAAATATTGTAGGATGATTATGATTTTTATAATATATCACACCTGAAAGAAACCCTGCATGGTTATGTCTAGGATTATCATCTCCTTTATATGAGAAATTAGTCCAAATATCATACCCATCAAAGTGTCCATCCCATTTTCTTAGAGAAAAATAACGATTAACTTTTCCCATTCCCCAATACTTCGTGGTCAATCTCAAGACCCATGCTAGCCAAAAAGATTGTTCAATAAGATGAGGAGAGATAGAAGTCTGATATGAATTATGTCTCTTACCATCCATAGCAAGATACCCTACATTCTCATGGGCTTTCAGTTCTGCTAATGGACTATTCTTAAACTTCTTACTTTCATTTACCCAACCACCAATCTCTTTCTTAATTTGTGGGGGAATCTTTGCTACCATTACAGGACAACCTTCCTGTAACTTATTCATATGTAAAAGATCTTTCATTATAAAAAAGTAATTACCAAAACAATTCTAACATCTTTCCTTGGAGGTCTAGCACAATGAGATTTACCATCAAAAATTAAAACATCATCTTCTTTAGCAAGATATTCTTTTCCTTCAACAATAGTAGATCCTCCTTGAGGATCTGTCAAATATATGATCATATTCTTATGAGGAAAATCATGATCTACATGATTAGGGGATGGTAAATTAGCGTCTGTAGGGTAAACAGCATTGGCATTCATCCTATAGACTACCTGAGGATCTAATCCATTAAAATCAGCAATCTCTCTAAAAACCTGCTCCATAGGTTTAATATGTTGAGAGTTTGGTTCACTATACAAACAAGATCTCAAAGGTCGTGTCAAAAATTTATGACTTAAAAAAGGATAATCATCATGACCTTTTTGTAATTCAGATTCTCCTTCCATTGTTTTAGACCATCTAAACCAAGAAAAATCATTTGATAATACAAGATCTTTAAATTTATTATATGTGTCCGTCTTAGGATTTTTCAAAAAGGTCATTATAAAAAAGTAATAGGGGTAAAAAATACCGGAGATTTTTTTTCGACTTTTTTGGAATTAAATCGGCAATTTCGCACGGGAACTTCTCTTCAAGAAGTTTAACTCCTGTGCTTCATACTTTATCTTTTCTTTTAAAGGCTTAGATATAAGTTTGGGAACTGACTCTACATCAATACTATTCTGCTCACAAAAGTGTATGATAGCATCGATATAATTCATCTCAGTATTAACTTGAACTAATGATTCTATTTCCTGTGCGAAACGAGAAGGGCAAAAGAACTTGCTCTCCATTACTTTTTCTAGTTCATCCTTCGGCATTATGTGACCCAGTACTGTTAGATACAAATTCTTTAATATATCTCACTAATAACTTAATATAATCCCCTTTGTTCCTTTTGTCAAATACTTTTACCTCTCCACCAGGAGTTACCATAATAGTAATAAGTTTCTTGACTGGAATTCCAGTTAGTTCATAGTAAGCAGCAGCATAGAAGGTTTCCTGTACGAAATAGTTTTCCAACCACTTCTCAGGTTTAATCTTCTCAGACGTTTTAAAGTCTATTACTGCTAATTCACCCTCATACTCCGCTATGCAGTCAACTCTTCCAGCAAGACCAAGGTACTCGGAGTAAAGGGTTCTTTCTATAGCGTGTATATTATTTATCTTGTCCAGATATGGTTGTGCATAATAAAACATAAACTGAGTAGCAGGAAGGTAATCCTTCCAGACCAGATTTCTATTTTCCAAATATGCTTGAGCAGCTTCGTGAAAATCTGTGCCACGGGCAGTTGCTTTTTTTGTAATTGCGTTTGCTTTTTCCTCACCAACTCTCTTCCTCCACTCAACAAAAATCTGTCGGTTATAGAAGGAAGTTACAGAAGTAATAGAAGGAACCCACTGACCATCAGGGAGTTCATACAACCTGCAACCTGGAGTATCTTTCTTTGTTAATTCAAGTTCACCAAGGTAATTACAATGATCAAAGGTCATAAAGTTGTTTCCAATTTAGCGATTAGATACTCTTTAACAAATCCAGATCGAACAATATCCTCGATAGTGAATTCTAATATATCAATTGATGGCATTGCACGAAGAATATTCATGAAATCAATGACACCATTACGATCATTGGTCTTAACTAAATCTGTCTGAGTAGCATCACCACAGAACATAATCTTAGAGTCTTGACCTACTCTGGTTATTATACTATCAAGTTCGTGAAAATTCAAGTTCTGGAATTCATCTACTAAAATAATAGCCTTATCAAAAGTTGTACCCCGTAGGAAAGAAGTACTCCAGAATGAAATAGTCCCCTGTGTTTTAAGATTCCCGTAAAGCATTTCAAAGTCTGCTTCACTAGGCATCTCAAACATATACTTTACCATATTTT